GCCGCCGCGGAGCGGGGGTGCGCACCATGGGATTACTTAAACAGGAGCTGGCAAAGATTGCCTCTTTCGCTGAACCACAGCCGGCTGCGACTTTCCTGATCGTTGATGAAGTAGGCCCTCCATACTCACCCCCTCGTCCCCAGCTGAGGTTTGCCAAACTGTCCTGCCTGCGTCGTCAACCCACCCGATGAGCAGGATGGCTGAACGCCAACGGATGAACGGGCGGCCGCCAGAGGGGCTGATCAACGAGGTCCTCGTTGCCATTCATCAGCAGTGGATCGACAAACCGCCGGCCGAAAAGGACGACCTGCAGCCGCTCGCCATCCCAGACGACCTTCCGGCAGAAGAAGGCGGTCACCATCCGCCACTGGTGTGAACTGGCACCTTCCCACGCCCCCCAGCTGCTGAACGTCTCGCCCCAGTTGTGTCGATCGAGGTAGGGCGGATCTCCCAGCTCATCCTCCGCCAGCTGCACCTGGGCCGCCCGCGCCAAAATTGCCAGGCGCGGTAAGCCAGCCTCATGCAACTGCTGGGCCATCGCCTGGAACTGCTCCAGCTGCTCCAGCCACCGCTGCTCGCGCTCCCGTTGAAACCCCGTGCGGTGCTCACACAGCCGCGCCATCTCCGGCAGCCGCCGCTGCAGAGCCTCGAACACAGCCCGTTTGATGGCCGCGGCTGATACCCACTCCCGGCGGCCAGCGGTGCGGCAGCGAGTGCAGGCCCAGCGGTGCGGGCGGCCACAGACATCCCTCTGATCCGGCGGCTTCAGCAGGCCGCGGCATTTGCTGCAGACCACCAAACCGTCAAACAGCCGAGGTGAGCATTGCCGGTAGTTCGCTTGTATCAATCGCTCTGCCTGGGCCCGCTCGATCGGATCGCACAGATGTGAGCCCGTTCGATACCACCAGTGACGCAGACCCATCAACGACAGACCGCTGATTCTTGCCGCCTCTGACCACTGAAAGCCTGTCTGCAACAGGATTTTTAGCCTGTCAGAAGACAACTGGCACACAGGCTCGCAGGAATGGAAATGCACCCCTATTCAGCGGTTTATGCCGTGACAACTACGTTCTCACCCGGTTACGTTACCCATCAGCCTGTATTTGGGTAACCATGCCTCCCCGCCGCCGTCCCAACATGGCCCCGGTGACCATGCCGACCGAGACCACGCTGGAGGCCCTGATTCAGGACCCCAAGAATGCCCGGCGCCGCACCCAGCGCAGCACTGCAATGATCGAGCGCTCGCTCCAGGAGTTTGGCGCCGCACGGAGTCTGGTGATCGATGAGGCTGGCAGGATCCTCGCCGGCAACGGCACCGCCGAGGCCGCCGCCGCCATCGGTATCGAAAAGGTGCTGGTGGTGCCCGCCGATGGCCGCACGCTGGTGGCGGTGCAGCGCACCGACCTCTCCCCCTCCCAGAAGGCGGAGTATGGCGTTGCCGACAACCGCGCCAGCGACCTGAGCGAGTTCGATGGCGCTGCCCTGGCGAACCTGCTGGAGGAGCACGCCGATCTCGACATGAGCCCTTGGTTCACGGATGAGGAATGGCGGCAGCAGGTGGAGGGGATTGACGAGCCACCGCCACCTCCGGAACCCGACCCGACCGATCCAGGCCCCGGCGGGCTGACGGTGCAGCTCACCTTCCCCGACCAGCAGGCCCTCACCGATTTCCAGGCCCTGATGGGCCGGCTGGCCGCGGCCCTGCCGGAGGAGGAGACCACCGAGGCCCGCATCACTCGGGCAGTGGAGGCCTTGCTGGCCCAGCGGGGCCGTTGACGGTGATGGCCAAAGGCCGGCCGCTCACCCGTTACCACCATTGCCGGATGTTGGACCTGCACCGGCAAGGCGTGCCCGTGAAGGCGATCGCCGCGGCCGTGGGTTGCTCTCATCAGGCCGTCTACCAGCTGCTGGCTGATGCGCGGATCAACGGCGGCTGGGTGAGGCAACGGCGTGCGTTGGTGAACAACCTCCAGGCCGGTGGAGATGGCCTGGTGCCGCCTGCAGTGCCCCTGCCGGTGCAGATGGTGGTGAACCGCTACCTGGCCGATGCGAGCATCAAGTCGATCGCAACCTGCTACGGGGTGTCGCCGCAGCGAATCCGAAAGTTGCTGGTGGAGGCTGGCGTGACGATCCGTGCCCGGCGGCATCGAGTGCCTGTGGCCCTGAGGCGATGGACGGCGGAAGAGGGCGCCCGGGCCCTGCGTCTGCGCGCCGAGGGCCGCGACATGGCCACCATCGGCCTGATGCTGAATCGCAGCACCTGGGCGGTGAGGAGCTGGCTGAAGGAGCACGCTCGCCGCTGCGAAGCGAATCACATCTCTGCGGGAGTTGTTGAGCATGAGGCGCCTACGTTTTGAGCAGGAGGCACACCGGCGTGAGCAGCGAAAAGGCCGGCGCCAATCCCAAGCCCCGGAAACCCAAGGCCAAGCCGAAAACCAAGGACCGCAGCATCTCTAAGGCCGCTGAACGCAACTACCGGGTGCATGCCCTGCTGGGCCTGGCTGTGAAGGAGGGCTACGGGGCTCACGATCTGATGACCGTGGCGACCAAGGGCTTCAAGGTCAGCCCTGCCGTAGCTGCCCGCCTGGTGGCCGATGCCTACGAGCTCTGCATCCAGAGCACCAGCCTCTACGACCGCCTGCGGATGGGCGCCATTCAGGTGAGCCGAATGGAATCGCTGCTGCGCAGATCCCTGCAGGCCCGGCAACTGCAAACCGCCCTTGGCACCCTGGCCGAGATCAACAAATTCATCCTCAGCATCGACAAGTTCGAGCGCGCCCAGCAGGAGCTCGGCGATGGTGGTTCTGGTGCCGCACCCCTCACCCCGGAGGAGCAGGAAGCGCTGGATCGAGAAGGTGATTTCTGATGGCCTGGGATGACGAGGCCTGGGCTGAATACGAGGCCCAGCTCCGCACCCAGACACCCTGCTATGCCTGGCCCCGCAGCAAGGGCTCCACAGGCCCCCACCTGCCCCGCAAGAAGGTTGTGCGGCCGGTGCTGCAGTACCTGCCCCGCCGCGGCCTGTTCTCCCAGGAGCAGGCGGTGCAGCTGTGGGATCAGCTCCCCAAGCGCTGGCCCGACTTTGCCGCACGCACCTACATCGCCTCCCAGGGCAAATACCTGCCCTTCCAGGCCTGGGACTACCAGCTGTCGCTGGTGCGCACCATCCGCGCATTCCAGAACACCTACGTGCTCAAGTCTCGCCAGACCGGCGTTTCAGAGACCGTCATCTCCTACATGCTGCAGCAGGCCATCCAGCGGCCGGCCTGGGTGGGAATCATCTTCTCCAAGACTGGAGAGGACGCCTCTGAACTGGCGGCCCGGATCAAGGGCCAGGCCGCCAGCCTGGGTGCCTACTGCCCACCCCTCCCGAAGGATTCCGCCCGCAAACTGGTCTTCCAAGGCCGCGGCAGCCTCCATTTCCTGCCCCCCACCGAGCGGGCCGCCCGGGGCATCCCATCGGCCAGTTTCGTGCTGTTCGATGAGGGTGCGTTCATCGAAAAGTTGGGCGGCATTGAAACCGGCGCCATGCCCACCCTCAGCCTGCTGGGCCCCCGCGCCCGCGCCGTGTGGGTGAGCACCCCCAACGGCCGCAGTGGCCGTTTCCACGAGCACTGGAGCACGGACCACGGCGAGCAGCAGATCGGCGAGGTCACGGTCAACGGGATCCCGATCCTTCGCTGCAGCCCCTGCGGTGGCTTCGCGAAGGTGGCCATCCACTGGAGCCAGCACCCGATCTACAGCCAGGATCCGAACTACGCGGAGAACACCCGGCGCAAATTCCAGCTCACCGAGCAGCGCTACCGGCAGGAGTTCGAGCTCGATTTCGCCGCCACCGATGCCGAGGTCTACCCCCACGATCTGATCGAGGCCAGCGAGGCCATCGGCGGGCTGGATCTGCCCACCAGGGGCCACAACTACGTGATCGGGATCGACCCGAACGGCTCCGGCGATGACGAATGGGTCACCACCGTGCTCGATGTCACCACCAACCCCTGGCAGGTGGTGGCCTACTTCAACGACGCGCGCCGCAGCCGCGACTACGGCCTGCAGCGCACCGCCCGCCTGATGGATCAGTACAACCCCGAGATGGTGATGATCGAGAAGAACGGCGTCGGCGCCGCTGTGGGCGAGTCCCTGGCCTGCCTGCGGCCCGGGGTGCCCATTGAGGAGTTCGCCACATCCAGGCCCAGCAAGATCGCCATGACCGACCGGGTGCTGCTGCTGCTCGAGCAGGGCGAACTGGGCATCCCGCCCGACAGCATCTACGGGGAGCAGATGCGCGTGTTCCGCCAGGGGCCGGATGGTACGCGCGAGGCTGCAGCCGGCTGCCTCGACGACGCCGTGATGAGCCTGGCCGCGGCCTGTGAAGCCGGCGCCAGGGTGCGGCCGATGATCGCCGATTGGATCCACATGGTCTGAACCGTTGCGGTTCAGCCCTGCAGCTGGGCGAGGTGTGAAGGGTCGATCATTGGCCCAGCACCACCGCCCGCACGAACTCAACTCCGCGCCACAGCCAGCGCCGCCGGCGCCGCTGAGGCCGCTGAGGTGCCGGCGGCTCTGCAATGGCCTGGCTCGCTTCTAGCTCGGCAATCAGCTTGCTGGCCTTGTTGATGATGTTGTCCCTGACCCGGCACTGCTCAGACAGCACCACGCACATCCGAACCAACGTTCTGGGATGGCGCTCCACTGTTTCGAGAAGCTGTAGCTCCAGCACGCGCAAGGCAAAGCGATCTTCTTCGCTCAGCTCCGGCACTCGCCATTGCCCCCAGCCCATCAGAAATCCTCCAAAATCCGGTGGTTTAGAGCAGGCTCTGACAGGTTTTGACGCATGACCCAGCAGGTCACAGACTTCTGTGTCATCCAGGCCTGCAACAGCTGCTTGCACAGGCCCGGCAGAGCTTCCAGGTCAGAGGTGGCATCAATGGCCCGGGAAAACCGCTCCACCTCGAAAGCCTGGGCGTCTGTGAGCGCAATGGGCCCAGGTTCAGCCGGCACCCCTGGCAACGGCTCCCAGCCCATCAGGCCACCTCAGGGCGGGGCCACAACACCCGAATCGAGCGGGGCACACCACGGCGCTGCTCGATCGCCCCGGCAGCCTGCAGGTTCCTCAGGTGGAACTGCACCGGGCTAAGAGATGAGAGCCCCAGCGCTGCCTTCAGATCTTTCAGGGTGGGGCTGATGCCGTTGGCATCGATGTAGGCCCGAACTGCATTCAGGGTGCGCTGCTGCATCTCCGTCAGCGCCTTCTCCCTCTCCGAGGTGACTTCGGGGTGTTGCGCCTGTGCCCGCATGAAATCGTGATGGACTGGTTTCGGGTCGACTTTACCCCGGAATGGAACATACGTGCTAGGCGGGTACAGGCTCTGGCAGGAGGGACGGCTGCACGTACACCACATGCTGCGGCGGCGCCGGCGCAGTTTCCGCTGGCGGTTCATCAGAATCCACCTCCTCCTCCTGCAGCTCATCCCCCATGGCGCTGTTGCGCGCCAACAGCTGCGCCATCGCCAGCGCCTGCCGTCCGCGGCGAATCGCCGCCCGCTCGCTCATTCCCATTGCCAGGCTGATCTCCCAGAATGTCTGGCCTGCCAGCCGCCGTTCCATCACCTCCTGCAGCACCGGCCAGGGCTGCAGCATCTGCAGTACCTGATCCAACTCCCTGTTGCTGGCGGTTGGCTGCGGATCATCTGCAGGGGCCGCCACGGTGCTCAACCAGGTGTCGCCATCCTCATCACCCATCACCACATCGAGAGAGCGCAGCTGGTAGACGGCCGCCGCCTGGCGCAGGATTACCAGATCACCGGGCCGCTGCACGCCGGTGATGCCTGCTGCCAGTTGCTCGGCATCGGTGGGAGGCCTCCCCTCTTCCGCACTGAAGGCCTCGCACCACTTCCGCAGCCCGTGCATCGCCTGGGATCGTTTCGTGGGGATATGGATGGCTCCAGAGCCATGTACCAGCCGCGTCATGCTTTGCCGGATCCACAGCACCGCATAGGTGGAGAAGGCATAGCCCAGGGCCGGATCAAACAGCTCCGCCGCCCTGCATAGCCCGATCGCACCCTCCTGGATCAGATCCTGCAGCTCCAGCGCCGGCGTGGAGCTCACCGAAAATGAGCGGGCCTGGTCCGCCACCAGCAGCATGTTTCTGCTGATCAACTGCTCCCGCGCCCGCTCCCCAGCCCGCCGCAGCCGCTTCGGGGGTTCGGTGATGCCCTGCTGTTGCTCCTCGAGCGATGGCTCCCAGTCCAGCCAGGCGCGAATCTTCCGGCCCAGCAGCACCTGCTCCTCCCTGGTGGGGATCGGCAGCCGCCCGTAGGCCTTCATCATCGCGTCCAGCGGCGAGCTCACCGGGATAGGTCGGATGTTCTACCAGCCTATGGGTTGTAACATCCCCAGCCAAGGTTGTCCCTGTGTGATAAGGCCTACCCTGGCCCTGTGCGCATCGGCCCGTGGCGATCGGTTTCCTGCAGTCGAATGATCCCGGCGGCGGGTATCGCCTTGATGGTGCGCTCATCAATGTGCTCACCGGCCTGGGCACCGCCAAGGACCGCAACGAGGCAATCGGCGTCAAGCGCTCGCGCATCCTCACAGAAAGGGCCATTGATGCCCTCTACGAACAGAGCTGGCTGATCCGCCGCATCGTCGAAAAGCTCCCCCAGCAGGGCACCCGCAGCGGCTGGGATTTGAGCGTGGGGGATGAAACCTCCAGCCGCATGAAAAAGCAGCTCGATGATGTGGTCGGCTGGAGCGAGAAGCTGCACCTCCGCCAGGCCCTGGCCCAGGCCGCCACCTACAGCCGCCTCTACGGCGGCGGCGCGATCATCGTGATTGCCGACGACCGCACGCCGATCGATCAGCCGCTGAATCTCAAGCGGCTGCGCACCATCCATGGCCTCTACCCGATCGATCGCTGGCGCCTCTACCCCGCTGCCGGCTGGTCAGGGATCGGGGAACCGGAGCGCTACTGGTTCTGGACCCAGGCCGATCGCGACCTCCAGAAGCTGAACGAGCAGGCCGGTGCCAAGCAAGTCACCAGCGCCGGCCTCGGCCTCACCGATGCCACCCAGATCGACATCCACAGCAGCCGGGTGATCCGCATCGAGGGCATGCCCTGCTCCTGGCGCTCGCAGCAGGAGCGGCAGTGGTGGGGCGTCTCGGTGGTGGATCTGATCTGGGACGTGTTCAAGCGCTACGAGACCGGCCAGCAGAGCGCCGCCGACATCCTGCACGACTTCGACCTGGTGGTGCACAAGCTGCCGGGCCTCTCCAACATGCTCGCCGCCGGTGGCGAAGACAAGCTGCGCGCGCGACTGCAGGCCAATGCCCTGGCCCGCTCCACCATCGGCGCCTACCTGCTGAACGACAACGAGGAGCTGACCAACCTCAACCGCTCGGCCGCCGGTATCGCCGACATCCTCACCAGCCTGAAATCCGAGATCACCGGCGCCAGCGGCCTGCCCCACACCCTGCTATGGGGCGAGAGCCCTTCGGGCCTCGGCGCCGATGGCCGCAGCGAACAGGCGGCCTTCGGAAACGAGGTGGCCGACTGGCAGGCCCAGCACCTCAAAGAACCCCTCCAGCACATCTACGAGCTGGTGATGGCCTGCTCTGATGGCCCCTGGAAGGGCAAGGCCCTGCCCGCCGACTGGGAGATCACCTTTCGGCCCACCTACACCCCCACCGAGGACGAACAGGCCGAGCTGCGCCAGAAGGTGGCCGGGGCCGACAGCCAATACATCCAGGCCCGCGTACTGCAGCCCAACGAGGTGGCGCTCGCGAGGTTCGGGAAGCCCCGCTTCTCCCTGGACACCACCCTGTTGAACCGCGAGGCGGATGGTTCCATTCCCCAGCCGGAGCAGGATGACCCGGTGGAGTTTGGCGGCACGCTCGAGGGCGATCCAGCCGCGGCCCCGCCCGGGGAGGCTCAGGCCGCCGGCGATGAGGCGGCCCTGGAGGGCGCCGCGCCGCCCGAGACCCCGCCCCGCACCGATGCCGACGATGAGCAGACGGATCACAGGATCCGGCTCCGCACAGTGAATTGCAGGTTGCCTGTCCGTGCGGACGACGAACCCTGGTGCGACGATTGCGAAGAACGGGCCCAGGCCCTGGCCGAGCAGATCACCGAGCACCGCGGCCGCCGCAAGCGCCGCCGGGATGAGGAGCCCCGCAACGATGCCACCGGCCAGGTGCATCAGATCCTCGGTGTGAGCGTGCGGATGGATGGCCCGGGCATCGGCCGCCTGCAGGGCCCCTACGGCCAGACCCTCCCCTACCCCGTGGCGGTGGGGCCGGATTTGAGCGGCGCCTGGGAGGTGTTCGAGCCCTCCACCGGCGCCTACTTGCTGGCCCTAGGCCACCAGCACCAGCGGGGGATCCGTGATGCCATCGGCGCCAATGCCACCATCCGCCGAATCGATGGCGTCGACCTGGTGGCGATGGGCGCTGTATGTGATGCCTACGTTTCAGTGCATGGAGCAGAGAAATGAACCTGGCTGACAGCCTGCAGCAGCGAATTGACGCCCTCAAACGGCAGTGCCGCACGGGCTACAGCTGCGGGAGCACCTGCATCTCCCTGCGGAAGGAATGCCGCACCAGCCCGGGGTCGGCGATCGGGAAGGAACGCCTCAAGCGCCTGCTGGCCCTGGCGGCCGGGGGCGCCTCCAGCCAGCGCGGCATTGCCCCGGTGAAGGCCAAGGAGGCCGGTGAGCTTGCCGAGGGTATCGCCACCCGCCGGGGGGAGAAAGCGGGCCAGCTGCGGGGGGTACGCCAGCAGGCCGCGGCAGAGAAGGCCCAAGCGGCACAGGCGGCAGAGGCCGCGGCCAAGGCCGCCGCACAGGCCCGCCAGCCACGCCCAAGCGCCGGCGATCGCCCCATGGCGCCGGCCGGCACCCCCCGGGGTGAGGCCGATCGGGCCGCCAAGGCAGCGGATCCGGACTACGAGTTCGCCAGGCCGTCAACTGTGGGGAATGTCGGGGAAGACCTGAAGGGCTCCGCTCGGCACAAGGCCAACCAGTGGCGAACACTGGCGGAAGCAGAAGCCGATGGCACGGCCGCGGCCATGGTCACCCGAGACAAGCTGCTCAAAGCCGAGCCGCTCGACCTGACGGAAGGCCTCACCAACGCCAACTACCTCACCCGCCTGGCGGGCCACTTGGCGCTGAAGTCGTTCCCGGCCCAGCCCTACACCGACAAGGCGTTTGCGGCCTACGAACGGGGCAGCTATCCGGGCAAGAAATCCCCGGCCGAGATGCGGGAGCTCTACTACAACCACCTGCAGGAGGTGAAGGGCATCATCGACAAGCGGCGGGACGATGCCGACCCCCGCGACATGCTGGCGGAAATCTCCCGGGCCACCGTCGACCGGATCGCCGCCATCAGGGGTGATCGGACCAAGAACACCGCTGACCCGTTCAACCCCCTGGCCAACTCCTTGGTGGATCTCACCAACAAGGCCAGCAGAGGCAGCTACTCCAAAACGTCAGTTACCGGGCAGATCAACACCCTGGGGGTCCGCCTCAAAAAGGCCAACGACGGGAAGAGCACCGCTGAGCTGGCGGATGTGATGCGCAACGCCACACAGGAGATCCTGGGAGGGGCCTCGATTGACAAGGTCACCGGGGTGCAGCGCGGCGGGCCGACCATCAACGCCGCCGACCTCTACGTGAAGAGGGCGGTCCGCACTGGCGGCCGCGCCCTGGGTGTCGATGACACGCCGGCCGGGTCCACCACGGTGCTCGCCAACCGAATGGGAATGCGGGGCCTGCAGTTCGGCAACAGCGTCACCGATGAAGAAAGGGCCCACCACCTGCGCAAGACCGCCGAGGCCCTGGTCGACCTGGCGGACGTGACGGGGCTCCCAGATCGGGCCATCTCGCTGGACGGCCAGCTGGGCCTGGCCTTCGGAGCCAGAGGTAAGGGTCGGGCCGCGGCACACTACGAGCCGGGGACAAAGGTGATCAACATCACCCGGAAGAACGGTGTTGGCACCCTGGCCCATGAATGGGGGCACGCCCTCGATGACTACATCGGGGCGCGATCTCCGAGGGGCCAATTTTTCGCGAAGACCGGCGACACCTACCTGAGCGAGCAGACCAGCCCCAGGTTCTGGGATGGCACCAGAGGCCACGCCAGCCAAGAGGATGATCCTGTCTGGAAAGCCATGGATGGGGTCCGCAATGCCATCAAGGACACCGACTATTCCCAGACCCTCAGGGAAGGGCTGCGGGAATACGGCATCACCCCACAGAAAAGCAAAGGCCAGTGGAACTATTGGACCTCAGGCCGTGAGGTGTTTGCCCGCACCTTCGAGCGGTACGTGCAGCACAAGCTGAAGACCAAGGGGCAGGAGAACACCTACCTCTCCGGCCTGGGCGGTGAGAGCCCCCTGTGGCCCAACAAGGAGCAGATCGCGAAGATGGCCCCCGCATTGGATGAGCTGATGAAGGCCGTGGGCACCAACACCTTCGGCAGCATGAAGCGCCGCACCGACAGCCGTGAGCAGCGAATCCAGCGGCTGATCCGTGAGGCGATGGCCACGCAGCGCATCGATGCCGTGAAGCGGCAGTGCCGCACGGGCTACAGCTGCGGCGCCAGCTGCATTGCGATGGGCAAGGTCTGCCGCAAGACCCCCAGCGGCGCCAATCAGCAGAAGATGACGCGGATCCTCGCCCTGGCGGCTGGCAAGGAAGGCGGCCCTGCTGTCAGCGGTGACGCCAGGGCCAAGGAGGCCCCCTCCAGCAGGGGAGGAAGTGAGAAGGCATCGGAGGGCCAAGGGAAGGGCCCCGCCAGCACGGCCAAGCCCATGACCATCAGGGAGATGCGATCGGCGGTTTTCAAGTCGTTCAACGTGAAGAGCACGGCCGCCCTGATGGCCAACAAGAACTTTCAGCAGTCGGTGGTGGGTGACAAGCCCCGCACCCTCAAGGGCAAGAACGCCGAGGAGGAGTGGCGCCAGCTCTACCGCCGGTTCGTCTCGGTCCCAAGGGATGAGCGCGGTCTCAAGGACGGCGGCAGCGTGATCAACGGGGTGGACATCCTGAAGAACTTCCGCCCCTGGGTGGCCTTCGGCCTAGATCCGAAAAAGGCCACCAAAGCCGACGTGGACAAGGCCTTCCGCAAGCTGGCCATGAAGCACCACCCGGATGCCGGCGGTGATCGGAAGGTGTTCGAGAAGCTCGTCAGCATGAAGAACAGCGTGAAGGCTCTGATGGATTCCGCCCTCGAGGCCCGCCTGGATGCCCTGCGGGCGCGCTTCTCTCCCCTGAATGGCTGACCGGTCCCTGGAGCTGCTCGAGGAGCTCGACCAGCAGTTGCGGGGCCTGGAGGATCGGCAGCTTCGCAAGCTGCGCGGGATCTTCGATGAGGCCCTGCGCCGCACCATCCGAAGCATCACCGATCGCCTGGAGCGGATCGCGGAGCAGCCCGAGTACGACCCGGCCACCACCCCCGGCGCATTCCTCGGCAGCACCCCCGGCGGCCCGGTGCCCATCACCCCCCTGCAGAAAAACCAGGCCAGCCTCTACCTACAGGGCCAGCTCGCCCAGGACCTGCAGGCGATCATCAACCGCTTCCCGGCCGCCCGGGCCGCCAACACAGCCCTCAACCGTGAGCTCACGGAGCTCTACAACAAGGCCCAGGACCTGGGGACCGAGTACGCCCTCGAGCTCTCGCGCGACATGCTCCCCCCGGCCGCCGTGCTCTCCGGCCGGCACCCGGCCCTGCAGGACCCCCAGCTGCCGCCCGCCGCCCCTCCGGCCCCCACCGATGCGCCCGCCCCGGGCAGCCCCTACCAGGAGGGCCAGAGTTTCACCAGGCTGCTCAACATGGGCGCCACCATCGCCGCGGCCGAGCGCGACTTCCAGAGCCTCAGCGCCAACTACCGGCGCCAGCGCAACACTGCCACCGATGAGCGGGTGCGCGCCTCGAAGGACTACTTCTTCCGCTGGTGGCGTGACTGGGGCGACACGGTGCAGTTCGAGACCGCCACCCAGTTGGCCACCGGCGTGGACAGCCGCACGCTGGCCCGCACCCTCAAGGCCCGCCTGCCCCACATCAACGACGCCTTCCGCAACCGGGCCGAGACCGTGGCACGCACCGAAACCCACATCGCCGCCGGCGAGGCCCGCGAGCGCACTTTCCGCCGTGTTGGGGCCGGCTTTGTGCGGTGGGTCGCCACGGCCGACGATCGGGTCTGTGAGTGGTGTGCGCCCCGCATGGGATGCCTCTACTACGCCGGCAGCGTGAAGACCCCCGCGCACCCGAACTGCCGTTGCGCCCTGTCCCCGATCACCCTCGAGGCCCTGGTGATCCAGAACGAGCTGGCCAGCGGCCGCGGCGAGCGATGGGAGGCGCAGCAGCAGGCCCTGGCCGCGGCGACGCGGCAGAAGTACGACCAGGCCAGCAGCAGGCCCTGGCGGCCGATCGGCGGCACCGGTGAGCCCCGCGGCCCGGGCGACTTCCCGCTGATGGAGCGCACCGCCCTGCCGGCCACCACACCCCGGCCGAACCAGGCCAACAACCCGGCAAACGGCGGCGCCAGGCCCTGGCCATCAGGGGATCCGGTGTGGACCCCCTCCAGGGGATGGATCAATGCCGCCGCTCGCGAGGCCTACGAGGCCATGGTCACTGAGGTGGCGGAGCTGGAGGTGTGATCAGGCCAGCACGGGATAGAGGCGCCGCACAAGCCGCTCCAGTGCCTCTCGGGCCGCGGCCATTGTGGCCGTGATCGGCGCCAGCAGGAGCTGCATCTGCGTCACTGGCGCGGAGGCAAGCTCAACAGCAGCGGGCGCCATCAGGCCGGCATACCAGCGGCCCAGCTGCTCACTGAGCGCAGGCAGGTGATCCCAGGCTCGGCGGCAGTAATGACCTGCCAGCAGGGTGAGCACGATCAAAACCTGCAGTCCGCGTAGCACGATCTGGGCTACCTCGGCCCAGTCGATCTGTTCGTTGAGCCAGAGCAGGCCCCGGGCGGTGGTGCCGGAGATGCGGCCTGCGGTGCCGGCAATAGTGGTGAGATTGGTTGCCATGGTTCCTCCGGCCAGTGCCGGGCGATGGGGTGATCGGTGGCGGGCCTTGCCCGGCGCTTCCGATAGGCAGACCCTACCACGAATCGAGCGCTCTGCTGCCGCTATCTAAGGAAAAGGTGTCCATAGCGCAGGGTAGTGTGAGCGGCCGTTCTGGGCTGATCCTATGGCTGCCATCGGCTACGCCCGCGTCAGCAAGGACGATCAGGCCGACGCCCTCCCCGCCCAGGTCAGCCGCCTCAATGCCGCCGGCTGCAGCCGTGTGATCACCGACATAGAAACAGGCCGCAGCTCGGATCGGGACGGACTGCTGGAGCTGATGGCGATGGTGCAGGCCGGCGAGGTCTCGGAGCTGCTGGTGACCCGCGTGGACCGACTGGGGCGTGATGCGGCCTACACCGACGCCCTGCTGGCCCAGTGCGAGGCGCGGGGCGTCACGGTGCGGGCCCTGGACGGTGGCGCGATCGAGACGGCGACTCCTCAGGGGTTCCTGATGGCCAGGCTGCAGACGGGCCTGGCGGAGATGGAATCGCGCATGCTCTCGATGCGCCTACGTCGCCAGTTCACCGTCTACCGCGCCGAGGGCCGGCACCTCAGGCGGCGCAAGCCCTTCGGCTACCAGAACGGGCCAGGCCATCGGCTGGAGCCGCACCCTGAGCACTGGGGGGAGGCGTTGCGCGTGTTGCGTGAGCTGCGGCGGCTGGCGAGCTTTGCGGCGGTGGCCCGCTCCATGCCGCAGTGGTGCGCGTGGACGCCGGCCGCCACCAACCTGCAGGCGTGGTTCGTGAATCCCGTGATCCGCGGGCACATCGGCCACCAGCTCGACAGGGGCAGCGGCAAGGGCTGGCGGCGGCAGTGGGGTGAGATCCACTACGACCAGCACCCGGCACTAATCAGCGAACAGGACTGGCGGGAGCTGGCCGCACTGCTGCAGCGACCCACCAACCGGTTTAAGGCAGCGGGCACCACCGAGACCCGGCACGGGCTGACGGGGCTGCTGCGGTGCGCATCCTGCGGCCACCTGCTGCGACGAAACACATCGAACGGCGTGGCGTGGTGGCGGTGCCGGCACCGGCTCTGCGATGCCCGTGGCGGAGCCAGGGAGGATCGAATCCTTCCGGTAGTTGTCGAGGCGTGCGTGGCTGAGGCGCGGCGACTAGCGGCCGTGCTGAGCGAACCAGCAGCAGAAGATCCAGCACTGGCAGCGATGCGCGGCGAGCTGGAGCTGATGGAGCGGATGGCGGCCCGTAACCCGGACAACCGGGCGATGGCGGCAGCAGTGGCGGAGCAGCGGCAGCGAATCGAGACGGCGCAGCGCGTGGAGCAACCGGCCATTGATCCTGCTGCCTATGAAGCGCTGCAGGATCCGTGGTTCTTCAATGGCGCGACACCTGAACAGCAACGGGTGCTGTTTGCGGCGGTGCTGCGGTCGGTGACGGTGGGGCCTGGTGGTGACCCGATCGCACCTCAGCCGCGTAGCTGATCAGGCGCTGTTGCAGTGCATCGCGCAGAGTCAGGCGCCTGATGTACTTCTCGCTCACACTCAACGCTTCCGCGGCATCGGCCACTGTCAGCAGCAGCTTCTGAGGTCGTGCAGCGGTTGAGGCCTTCCCCTGGCTCACAGCTGCGTCCCTCCCCCTGGAGCCGAGCGCAGCAGATCTGGGCATCGCCGCACCACCTCCGCGGCCATGAGCCGAGAAAAGGCCGGATGCTGCATCTCAGCTGACCACAGCATCAGGCTGTCGGTGAGGCCGATGCGAACGGCCTCAGGCATCGAAAAGCCAGCGGCCATGACTTGGCAGATCGAACCTGCTGAGGCCCAGGCCGCCGTGGTCAGGCTGTAGGCCTGGGCCCGCTGCGGCTGGCAAGCGCCGGTGCCGAGAGCTGCGGCAGCCAAAACATGAAGAAATCTCATGGCTCGATGGGTACGGACCAGACTGGCAATGTCCGAAATCGTAGCGAACCTCTCGGACCTGTGTACTATTGCACCCAGACAGCAACAACCCTAGGCAGTAATGGCTGAATCCTTTTCCCGGCGGCGCGCTCCGGCGCTGCCCCAGATCCGCCCCGCCACCGCCGTGCAGCCGCTCAGCGGCGGTCAACGAGCCAGGACACGCCGCTTGCCAGCTCAGCACGAGCGCCCAAATCGCGCCGCCACCAGGCGCCATTACAGCTCCGATGAGGTGGCTGTGCTGGCTTTGTTTGCTGTCGCCGCTGGCATGGTGATGGGGCTGGTTGCCTTCACCATCCTTCGCGACACGATCTATCGCAATCAATCGGTTTCCTTGGTTGCCCCGCTCAATCCTTGAGCGATCTGGCGCTGTTACGGTCTGGCATCAGATCGGAGTGACAACAAAGCGCCTACGGTGTAGGTGCCGATCCGCAGCAACGGAATGACCACCGCAGACCGTGAGTATGCCGCCCAGCATCTGTTGGCCTTCCTGCAGCGTGTGGGCCCGTTGGAAGCGATCTGGGCGATGACCACGGCGCTGAAAGCGTTGCAAGCTCCGGATGCCCTGGCAAGTGGCGATCACCTGGCGACCGTTGTTCAAGCCTTCGATGAAGTTGCCGCTGAGGCCAACGAGCTGGCCGCTGCACCGCCGCCTGAAGCCGCACCAGCTGATGGTGCAGTTGCGCCTGCTGCTGACATCGCGGAAAGCGAAAAGGAGTCGGCTGAGGCTGGCTGAGCGCCATGCCTAGCTTGACGGCATCCGTTCATCAGTCGTGACACAGCCGCAAACCCTGCAGCTCGATGCCGTCTATGAAGGCACGACCTGGGAGGGAATCAATTCGGTCACCCTGGAGATGCCGGCCGGCACGCCTCTAAACCTCACCGGTGCGCAGCTGCAAATGGTTTACCGGCGAGTGGGAGAGAGAGCCGAGCGACTGGCGATGGGGGTCAACACCGGCATCCAGATCACCAACGCCACCGGCGGTGTTTTTCGGGTGCTGCCGCAGGTCCTCCCCTTGACGGTCGGTTTCTACTACTGGGAGATCATTGTCACCCTATCCACCGGACTGATCGTTCCTATTTTTGCTGGCACGCAAGAGATCACCCGAATCGGGAGTGCGTCGTGACTGACATCTCAGCTGTCGTTCAGCTACAGGAAACCGTCCTGCAGGCGACCATCGGGAGCACCGATCCAGGAAGCGGAACAGATCTGACGCTGGGGGCCAGCGTCGCTGACGTGCTGAGCCTGGCGGGCCAGCAGCTGAATGCCGAGGGCCCTGCTGGAGACGTGCTCCTGTTCTGGGATGCCAGCGCCGGCAAGCTCACGTACCTCAACCTGGCGGATGGGCTGAGCATCACCGGCACGAATCTGACTGTTACCGCTACCGGGACAGGCACGGTTACCAGCGTCAACATCTCCCCGCCGGCAGCGGGGATCACGGTTAGCGGTGGGCCTATCACCTCTTCCGGCTCGATCACCCTGGCGCTGGCCAACGATCTGGCAGCGGTTGAGGGGTTAAGCGGCACCGGCATCGTGCGCCGGACAGCGGCCGACACCTGGAGCGCCGGAACGGCGGTAGATCTCTCCAGCGAGGTTACGGGCCAGCTCCCGTACACCAGCCTCGCCGGATCTCCCAACCTCTCCCTGAAGGCCGATCTGGTTGGCGGCCTGGTGCCTACATCCCAGATCCCCAGCATTGCCGTCGTTGAATATCTCGGCCAGGCCGCAAATCAGAGCGCGATGCTTGCGCTTCGCGGGCAGAGCGGGGACTGGTGTATTCGGACAGATTCCAGCACGGAATGGGTGATTGTTGCCAACAATGGCGCATCTCTTTCCGATTGGATCCAACTGCCCAATGGTATTTCCCCTGTCAGTTCAATTAACGGGCAGACCGGGGCTGTCACCCTTGGCACAGGCGATCTACTCGAGACTGGTGGCAACCTGTATTTCACAGCAGCCCGAGCAATCGGCGCAGCGTTGACGGGATTCGCTGCAGGCGCTGGCACGGTTACGGCTGCAGATTCAATCTTGCAGGCGCTTCAGAAGATCGTTGGTACAATCGCTGACATGGCGGCCGATGCGGCGCAGACGCTGACCAACAAGACGCTGGGCAACCTGCGCGAGTCGGTGTTCACGATCACCGACGCGGTAGGGTTTGAGATCAACCCGCTAAATGGCCCGCTGCAAAGGGTAACGCTCGGCGCAAATCGTACACCGGTGTTTACGTTCCTAGACGGTCAGAGCATGAAGCTGAAAATGAATTTCAGCACCTTTGCTTTGACCTACACCGGCACAGGTGGCCCGGTGGTGTGGGTGGGCGGCACAGCTCCAGCGGCACCATCATCGGGATGGTTGCATGTTGAGTTCTGGCGTGAAGGTGATGTCCTGCATGGTGGCTTGGTGGGGAGCACGGCGTCATGAGGGGGCATTTTTTGAGGGCGGTGAGCAAGGGCGTGCCGTTTCCGCCATGGAATGGTCCTTACAACGGGGGCCAGTTCTTGTTGGCGTTGCAGTCACAGTTTAACTTGACAGTTACTGACACGCTAACAACTCCAGCTAGCACTTATCCAGGTTCTAATGCTTTTTTTGGTGGCGTACTGCTGCCTGATGGTCGAGTGTTCTGTGTGCCAAACAACAGCACTACAGCAAGGATTTACAATCCAGTTACTGACACGCTAACAACTCCAGCTGGCACTTATCCAGGTTCTAATGCTTTTGCTGGTGGCGTACTGCTGCCTGATGGTCGAGTGTTCTGTGTGCCATTCAACAGCACTACAGCAAGGATTTACAATCCAGTTACTAACACGCTAACAACTCCAGCTGGCACTTATTCAGGTTCTAATGCTTTTTTTGGTGGCGTACTGCTGCCTGATGGTCGAGTGTTCTGTGTGCCATTCAGCAGCACTACAGCAAGGATTTACAATCCAGTTACTGACACGCTAACAACTCCAGCTGGCACTTATCCAGGCTCTAATGCTTTTGCTGGTGGCGTACTGCTGCCTGATGGTCGAGTGTTCTGTGTGCCA